GGGATTTACTCAAGACCAACCTGAAACTTATAGAGGATTACTTGCTAATGATGAGTTTGGTACTCGTAGATTAAAAGCTTGGATGGGTAGTGTAGTTGAACCAGCATTAGAACATTTAGGTAGATGCTTTCAAATGTTATCTCAGCATCACTATTCAGTAGAAAAAGTATTTAGAATTGCACAACCTGAAGCAGGTCAATTACCTGATGAAGAAAAAGAAGTAAGAATTAATATACCTATTTATAATGATTATGGTAAAGCTATCTCTGTATTTAAAGATTATTCTTCAGCTAGATTCGATATAAGAATAGTTGCTGGTACTACAATGCCAATTAATAGATGGGCATTATTAGAAGAGTATTTCAGATGGTTCCAATCTGGATTGATTGATGATATTGCGATGATTGGTGAGACTGATATAAGAAATAAAGAAAAAATTATTGAAAGAAAGTCAATGTATTCACAACTCCAAGGTCAGGTCTCATCAATGGAAGAAGCGATTAAAGATAAAGATGGAACTATTGAAACATTAGAACGTCAGTTAGTACAAGCTGGTATTAAGATGAAAGTCGGAGAAGCTTCTAATGAAGTTAGGAAAGATGTTCTTCAAACAGAAGCTCAGCAAAAGCTTTTGAGAGGAATGATGAAGGCTGAATACGATAGAACTAAACAAGATTTAAAAGAAGGCGTAGAGCCTGAAGAAGTAGAATAGTGGCTTGGACTAAAAAAAGCTACCCTAAGATGGCAAGAGGTGGTAGTAAGAATGGTAGATGGAAAGATGGAAGTAGTCAAACACACTATAGAAATAAAACTAATGCTAAGTCAGGTCAAGTTGTTCACCATTCTGATGGGAACAAAAAGAACAATAGTAGGTCTAATCTTAGACTTATTAGTAAAGCTCAGCATAATAAAGACCACCCTGAAAAAGGTGGTAACAGAAAATGCAAAAGTGGCTACGTTTGGAGTAGTAAAATTAAATCATGCGTAGGTATAAAAAACTAGTTGTTTTTATATTTGTTTTTGCATTAACTTAACGAAACCAATAAAAGGATAAAATATGGCACAAGAACAAGTAGGCAACGCTTCTATAGAAGAAGCCCCCGAAAGTGATTACCAAGCCCTAGATGATATTGAATCTGGAGATTTCTTTGAATCTTTAGATACAAGTGTCAACTCAGGGATAATAGATAGCGAATATTCGCAGTCAACCTCGCAAGATTTAGGCGATAATACGCCGGCGAGCCCTAGCGGAGTTCAAGAGCAAGGCGACGATGCTTTGCAAAAAAGGTATAGTGATTCAAGTCGTGAAGCTAAACGTCTAAATGGCAAGCTTACCGAAATAGAACCATATATGCCAATACTCGATGCAATGAGAGAAGACCCTAATTTGATTCAGCATGTGCGGAATTATTTTGAGGGTGGTGGTCAAGCACCAGAAAGTATGGCTCAAAATATGGAGCTTCCTGAAGATTTTTCATTTGACCCAGATGACGCTTTTACCGACCCTAAGTCGGATTCAGCGAAAGTATTTGGGGCTACTGTTGATGGTATTGTCCAAAGACGACTTAACAATGAGTTAGGAAAACAGAAGACAGAAAACCAAAGACTCGCACGAGAGACTGCATTTAGACAAAAGGTTGATATGACTGATGACGAATGGTCTACTTTTGTCGATTTCGCTAAGAATAAATCTCTAGAATTGGATGATATATATTATCTCATGAAGAGAAAAGAACGTGAATCTAATATTGCTGATAACGCAAGACAGCAAGTTGCTACTCAGATGAAAAAAGTCCAAGAGCAACCACGTTCATTAGCAACAGCAGGTAGTGTACCAGTTGAAACATCTCAAGACGACCAAGTATTTGACACCTTACTCGGTATTGACCAAAAACTGGATAATGCGTTTGGCTAATAGTTGATTTTTTTGGCTATTTAGCAGACGCTTAATGTTAAATAGGAGATAAGGTAAAATGGCTGATTTATTTACACTCGACGCCGTTGCTGATGTCGCTGGTGGTAGTGCTGGGTCCCGATTAGGGACTTCACTAGATACTGGTGTTCTTCGCAGACGGTACGATTTTGGTAGTAGGGTATCTGAGCTAGCAATAGCACAAGACCCTTTCTTCCGTTTCGTATCTAAACTTGCGAAAAAGTCAACCGACGACCCGGAGTTTAAGTTCACAGAACGTAGACCCTCTTTCCATAAACGATACGCATATGCTACTGGTTTCAGTAATGATAATGCTACTTGGGTAGAGAATCAATCCTCTAACCAAACTACGCAGTATGATAAATATGAAACCGCAGCAAATACCGTTTACGTTAAACTAGCTACAGACTATACAAAATCTGGCAATCGTCAGAATGTCTATGGTCAAAGTGGTCAAGAAATTGTAATTGGTGCTGATGGTACACAACCTCAGTTTTATATGCCTGGTCAGATGTTGAAAATTAATTTTTCTGATTCTGCTGCCGGTGCTGTAAAGTCATATGCTATTATAAAGGTTGACTCAGTTACTTTGCAAGATGAGAGTACAAATCCTCCTACAGCTCACGATGAAGGTGAAGCTGCTCTTATTAGAGGAACAGTTGTAAAAACAAAAGATGCTGGAGATGATTACTATGCAGGACCACTTGGTGTGAATGCATCTGCTGGTGATAGTACTTATAGCACATCTATTGCTGGTTCAACTTCTTCTAATGGTTTAGAGCAGTCTAGAGTTTATGTAGTTGGCAACTCTCACTCACAAGGTTCTGGTTATCCTGAAACATGGAAAGACCAGCCTTTCTCGACAGCATATGGGCGTACCCAGATTTTCAAAACAGCTATGGCAATGGATAACACTACTCGTGCTACCGTGCTAAAGTATGAACCGAATGAATGGGCTCGTATCTGGCGTGAAAAGCTAATCGAACATAAATGGGATATCGAACAAGCTATCCTGTTTGGTTCACAATACGATTCAGGAGATGAATGGTATACACAAGGTGCTGTTGATTTCATTTCAAGTTATGGAAATGTGTTTAGTTTGACGCATGCGTCAAAAACACAAGATGATTTCTTAGATGATTTGAGCAACTTCTTAGACCCACGTTACAATAATGCTAACGCAACATTGTTCTTCGTGGATACGCAGACATATAACTGGCTGCATAAACTAAGTGGTTACTTCTCAAATAATCTTGAGGTTTCACCTAACTTCCGTGCTGATATGGCATTGATGGGCAAAAAGAAGGTATTTGGAGCGGATATTACAACTATTAGTACTCCTTTTGGAGATATGAACGTAACTCGTAATATTCACCTGGATGGTTCACCTATTAAGATTCTAGCTGTTAACATGAAGCATGTTTCTTACAGACCATTGGTCGGTAATGGACTTAATCGTGATACAGCAATCTATGTTGGTGTTCAAACCTTAGAAAATAGTGGTGTTGACCGTAGGGTTGACTTAATTCAAACCGAAGCTGGTATGGAGTTTCAGATGCCTGAAGCCCATGCTTACTGGACATAAGGAGGAAAATTATGGCAAATCCAATGTATGGACAGAATAAGTTTGATAATTCAGTTGGTGAGAAATTATTTTCTGAAGCGGGAACGCTTGCAGAACATGAAAATTCAACTGATGCTTCAAATATAGCATTATATACAATTCCAGCTAATAAGTTAGAATTAGGTGATATTGTTAGAATTAAGGTTTTCTGCACAGTTGTAGATAGCAATGGTTCAGATACTTTAACACCCATCCTTAACTTTGGTGGTTCAGCTATTGCTAGCGGAGCAGCTCTTGATGTTGCTGATAGTGATATTGTATATGCTTGGGCTGATGTTCACGTAACAGCAGTTGGTTCTAGTGGTACTATGACTGCAATTGCTGAGATTAGAACAGATGCTTTAGGTGCAGTACACGTTATAGGTGCAACTAATCTATCATCTAAGGATACTACTGGAACACTTGATGTAGCTCTCAATGTTGATTGGGATGCTGCACATGCTGATAATGAAGTACGAATTGATGCATTTAGTGTCGAATTAGTATAGGAGGTAGAAAATGGCTAAATTAGGTTCAAGAGCTAGTTATGGTGGAACAGTTGTTGAGAATATCTCAGCAGCTAAGACGCTAGACCCTAGTGATTCTGGAAAAGTGTTTACACTTGACTTAGATGGAACTTTTAGCATAACCCTTCCAACTGCTGCTCAGGCAGGAGCTGGTTGGACTGCTAGATTTATCTGTTCAGATGCCGGTAGTGGTACTGTTAAGGTAATCCCAAATTCCGCTGAAGATACTTTGATTGGCATGATTGTTTCCGCAGATGGTGCTGCGGCTGAATCAGCTGAATCAGGAGTAGACGAGCTCGTATGGGCTTCAGGTAATGCGGCAGGAGATTGGGCAGAGTTAATATGTGATGGAAGCAACTTCTATGTTTCTGGAATGGAACATGATGCTGACCACATGACTATATCGTAATAAAAAATTACGATTAAATTGGAAGATTAACCCTCTCTTGGTTTTTTGCTTCCTTTCTTCCGGGAGAGGGTCTTCCTTTAAAAATAAAGATTTATGGCAACAACGAATATAGAATTAGATATAGAGAATATAACTGGAGTAGCTGATGCTGATGACCAGTTCATCAAGACTGCTCAAAAGTTTGTAGTAGCAAGTATACCTAAAGACTTAATGTTATGGGCGGGAACAAGTACTTCTGTTGGTTCTCATGGTGGAGATTCTTCGCCAACAGCTATAACATTACCACAACCGACTGATAATATTTTAGATGTTAATAGAAATGGATTTAGTGCTGAACAAGTGCCTGAATCAATGCAAGGATTTATTGCGAGTAGTTCAAGTCTTTATTTAGCTACTAATACATATCCTAAATATTTTGTGCAAGCTGGTAATAAAGTAATAGTAAAGCCTGACCCGAGTGATTCGGAAACGGCTCTTGTGAATTATGTAGATTTTTTAAAGGTAGATGATGATTGTGATTTAAGAAGCGCAGTTGTATTTCATGCGGCTTCTAAAGAATTTGAAAAGTTAGCATCTGCTCAAAATTCAGATATAACAACAGCTCTCACAGCTATGAATACTGAATTAGATGAAACTCAAGCTGTATGTGATAAGATAGATGCTGATTTAGTTCTTGCGAAAGCAGAAGTTGTTCTCGCTAAAGCAGAAGCGGCAGAGTTGGCTACAAATACAGACAATTCAAGTAATTTTGAAACTGCCTGTGACGCAATGGCTACTGAATTGGGTAAAGTTGATGAAATATGTACATTGGCCAATGAAGAATTTGATGAAGTTGCAGTAGAGGCTTCAGGTACAGCTACATCTGCTATATCATTGGCTAGGACAGCAGCGCCGTCTATTATTGCTGTGAGTGATTTAAGTATAGCTGCAGTGCCTCCTGATGTACCGACAATTACAGCATCTACTGTAAGTTTTAGCACAACTGCACCATCTTATGCCTCACCTACAACTACGATTAGTGGTGTGGCGTGGTCAACAGAATATCCCAGTCAAGCTTCAGCTGTTACAACGGCTCTTACGGCTATCAATACCGAATTAGATGAATTGTTAGCTATAGCTGATAACGTACATACTGAAGCTGGTTTAGTTAATGCCGAAGCAGATAAAGCTGTTACAGAAATTGGTTTGGCGAATGCGGAAGTAGACAAGATGGCTACTGAAGTTGGATTGGATAATGCAGAGCTTGACCTTGCTAAAGTAGAGATAGCAGAAGCAGCTGTATTGGTAGATTCAGATATAGATACAGCAACTGCGGCGATAGCAACAGCGGCAGGAAGGGTCAATACTGCTGTAGTACTTGCCAATGGTCAGTTTGATGCTAGTGTTTTAGAAGCTGCTCAAGCTGAAGGTGAAGCTGATGATAGTGCAATTGCGACTGCATTAGGTGCTATTAATACTCAGATAGATAGTGCTGTTAGTATAGCTGGTAATATGCATACTTATCTTGGTAATGCAAATACAAGAATTGGAACAGCTAAAGACGAAATAGATTTAGCAAAGGGAGAAGCTGCTGAGATAGCTACTCAGACTGATAATGGTGGTGATATTGAAACAGCTTTAGATGCTATTAATACAGCTCTTGATAAATTTAGAGCAGATGGAGCTGCTCCTGCTTTATTTGGAGACGCATCATCATATACATCTAGTGTTGGAATAACAAAAGTTAAAGCTGCTTTAGATAAAGCTATAGCTCTTGTTGATGGTGACTCTCCAAGTGCTGATACAGACGCACACGCTTGGATTGTAGATGAGGATATTGAGATGCTAAGTGGATTGCTTAATACATCTCAAACTCAAGTACAAATAGCAAATGCTCAATTAGCAGAATGGAATGCATCTGTACAAGCTCTTCAATCTGAAGCTAACGGTTTTGCTAGTGAAGTTTCAGCTAGAGTAGGAGCTTATATAAATGCAGCTCAAGGATACGCTGCTGAAGTTCAAGCTTATCAGGTAAGTACTCAGATATTTTCTGGCACATCTCAAAATAGAGTGAATACTGGTCAGGCTTTTTTAGCAGAAGCTAATGCATCTGGTGCAGAGGCACAGGTTTACGCTAGTGAAGTAAACGCTAGAATTGCTCAGATTCAAGCTCAAATTGGTGTTGCTCAGGGGTATATTGCTAATGGCGCAGGATATTCAAGAGTAGCTGATGGATATGCTAAAATAGCTCAAGGATATTTAGGTACAGCAGGTTCATATTTACA